AATCGGCAATGTGATTTGCAGTGACTTCTCCTTCGGCCCTTCGACCGTGATCTTAATTGGTTTCATCAGTATGGTTCGTTGTATTTGATTTCACAGTCTTCACAGATCCAGCCGTAGAGCCAATGGTAAATGTAGCGGCGACCGCATGTGCATTCACCTAAATCTTCTGGCTCTTCTTTAAGGTCGCAATCTGCGACCTTTCCTTTAAGATCACAATTTGTGATCTTACGGCGAGCAACTACGCCTTTGGATACTGGCTTGCCGGAACATCGATCGCCGAAATAAAACCAGCTATCAAAGTCGCGAAATTGATCTCCGTCTTGAATAATCTCTCCTTCATTAAGCTGGCGATATACTGTAATCTCTTCGTAATACTCTGTAGATGGCTCTTCTTTAAGATCACAATTTGTGATCTTACGGCGATAAGTTCCGTTGCGGACAACTGCTGGCGTGATCCAATCTGCAACGTACACAGGCAACCAGTGGTCTTCACCGACATACACTTCATCACCGTCCTGTAGTTTATCGCCCTCTCTCAGGAGGACGTGGTATTCTGGTGCGGTGTCTTCGGCGAGTTCAAATCCGAAGTCTTCCAAGTCACCTCTGAGCGAAGCGATGATTCTATCAAACTCTTCGTCGGTCATGCCGTTTACCGGAGAACCCTCTTCGTTTTCTCCGTTAGTCGGTAGCTTGTTGCGGTCATCCTGTAGCTTGCCTACCGCAGCGGCGTCCATGAGGATGTTACAGGAGCATGCGATATGTGCGAGATGCGAGAATCCGGATTCAGGGTCCAAGTCTTCGCCGTCCCGCCATGCGTTAAGATGGCGCATGATGGCATTGACATAAGTACTAGCGCACACGCCAGTCTCACGCCAGTTCCACGGACCATACTTGTCAGCGCCCAACTTGTGGGCCCAAGCAACTTGTTCCATTGCTGATGGCGGTATGAGTCCGAGCGGAGTCTTGAGTGATCCTGCATGTCCTTTGGGGTCGTTATATTGTGTACTCACGTTTAAATAAATTAGGGTTCGTCGTTTAGAGTGCCGTTCTTTAATTTTTCAATGAAGTCGTCTTCTTCAAATAGAAAGTGCGCCGTTACCTTTTCGTACGCATATGCGAGAATATAAGCATCTTTAACTAACGCTTCTGAATTTCTTTTCGTTAGTGTTTTGCTGCATCTTGTTGCTAATGCTGGTAGTAATTCTCTTGCTATTTTATGGAGTGAGCTTGTCATTGTCGTTTTCTATCTGGATGTTAATTTGTTGTTTTAGTTCTGCTGCCCTATCAAATTTTCCTTCTTCGATTGCTTCGTCATGCTTCTTGAGAAGCCCCTCATAAGTCGGCTTCTTGCGAAAGATGTTATCGAAGTTGTCGCGATATGCGCTACCGTCAACGTGGCGCGGCAGATCGCCCTTTCCTGCTCCGGTTCCGAATGACATAGTGTTGGTACGTTAAATGGTGAATAGTATGTGTAAAGAAAAAAGTTGGAAATTTTACACCCCATGAATTGCGGCTAGATTTTCGGTCTTTATCTTGATTGCTTTCATTACGTGTTCCTCAATCGTGCCGTCGGCGACAAGCACTTTCTGTACGGCGTCTGACTTGGCTCCGTTGCGGTGAATTCGGCCCAACACTTGCAGATAGTCTTTGGCGTTAAATGTGGGACAGATCAGGGAGATGCGTGGCCTTTCGCCACGGATGTCGTGCAATGACAGACCAGTGCCGCCAGCCGCGATGTTGACCACGACGCAGTGGGCTACGTCATTTTGGAAGTCATCGACGGCTTGCTGTCTCTGAGTGGCGTTCTGATTGCCGTCGATCTTGGGGCAGTTGAGAAGTCCACACAGCGAATTAACGGTATCGGTAAAGTTGACGAAGATCACCACGCTGTTGCCGCCGTCGATAAAGTCCTCCGCCATTTCGACAATGTCTGGCACTTTAAAGGACTCTGCCAGTTGGCGGGCTTTGAGGATATTGACCAGAACGTGTTCGCTATTTGCTACGGTTCCGTTAAGGATGTACTCGTCGATGATCGCTGGCGTGAGGCCCAACTGCTCATAGGCTTTGTCGATCTTCTTGAGATCCTTAAATTCCGTCGGTTCGACGAACACACGGTTGTTTCTAAACGAGTCCGGAAAGTCAGCAGGAGTTAACTTATTTGCGTTGACTCCGTAAATTGCTTGGCGGACCAAAGCCAGTTTACTGCGGTTCGATAACTTCCAGCCACCCCAATCGTCTTGGTAGCATCCGTGTTGCATCATCCAGCTGTACCAGCTAGACAACCCTTTCTCCGGCTTGTTGAGGGAATGTAGCCCCAGCAGGAATCCCAAAGACCGCATCTCCGTAGGGTCTTCGGCGGCTGTGGCAGACATGCCGTGGACACGGAATCCCTGCTGTACCAGCGAGATGACCAGCTGTGCGTTCTGCGTGTATGGTCCTTTGCACTTGTGGATCTCGTCTACCAGAATCAAGGAATCAGGATTCAGGTTCCACCGCATGATCTTCTTGCCCGCTTTGGACATCCATTTGGTCTTGCCGTTGCGGACTTTCTCGAAGTTGAGAACAAACTCAGGCTCAATGCCGTGTTCGGCAAACTCGCGCTGCCATGCGGGTATAACAGCTTTCGGGCAAAGAACAGCCACTGGAACGCCAAGTTCCTTTGCAAGATGTACCGCTACAACTGTCTTGCCAGTGCCCACGCTGGAGCTGTCCAGCGTGTTGATCTTCTGGCTCTGGCAGTTAATGTAGAAGTTTTTTGCTTGCTCCTGTTTCGGATAGAGTGTCTTCATTCGAGACAGCACTTATCACGGATGGTTTGGAGCGTCGAGAAAAAAATTGAAAAATTTTAAGTGGCCTCATAACCGTCGGGCCAAGACAGGAATGCTGGAGTGTTTTCACCGACATACGCGCCTTCGACATTGAAGTAGAAGTACTCAATTGCTTCCTCTGAAGCCATGTCTTGTTCCAAGATCTCAAGACACTTCTCGAAATTGTATACAGCAAACGGCCTACCGAATTGACGGGCGATCCCCATGAACGCTTCTTCAAATCCGGTGGCGAGTAGGATCTCTTCGTCGTCTCCAAGACATTGTTCTACGGCTGCTTTAATCTTATCCATGTTTTTTTCTGGTGTATTGTGCTATGAGGAACGCGTCAACAATACCGTCATGGGGTACAGTGCAGCGGTTGTTCTTACGCCAGTCCTCTTCCGGAGCAAGTTCTTGCGCCTTTTTCAGCGCAAAAGTTTTTGTTTGGGACTTCGGCACTTTGCCAAGCATGTCCTTTTGCCAGTCCATAACTTGGATCGGCTTTACTTTAAGGCGGTGTGACTCACACATGCCAAGGATCTTCCCATACGAGATCCCCATCGAACGCATCGCTTGTGAGGACTTCGCATGCTTCAGCGGTTCCTCAATCGCGATCAATGGTTCAGTGTGCAGGTCGGTGATCCAGTTGTAGATAGTCTTTGTATCTACTTCCCTTTTACCAGACCGTTCAAATGTTGGCGTCACAAACTTATCGATGACAGATCCATCGTGTGCTGATATCGCGCACAGCCCACCATCGAGTCCGTTGTCGATACCAATGATCATTTCATATCATCTTCTGTCGCCACTTTATATTGCTTGGCTATATCCAAAGCAATCTGTTGGAGTTTCTTGTCCTTATCCACTTTCCGTTTTGCGTGAATAACAGTCGTATGGTCGCGGTCGAACAAGACCGCAATCTCTGCCAATGTGCATTCCAAAAGAATTCGCATAAGGGCCATCGCCACATGGCGGGCATTTGAAACTCTGGCGGACCTACAGCGTTCAAACAATGTCTGCGGCTCACACAGAAATTGTTTGGCTACCAGAGCTATGATTAGGCTTTGGTTTTCTTTGGAGAATCGTCTGTCCATTATCGGGTTAGGCTATCTATGATGTCGGCACGAACGATTACACCGTCCCCACTTTCTGGTACATGGATTGTAGTTCCTTTGGATAACGTTTGCAAAAAGAATACTTCTCTGGCTGTATAGGGGAAAGTACGATAATATAGGCCGGACAGTCTTTTTACTTCAAAAGTAAAATCGTTGTTCGGCAAATTCTTTTTTACCAAAGTGGCTGGATCATATTCTGGAATGATGTATTTAAACATGTTATTCTTCTACGTCGATTATTGTTGGTTTCATTTTGGAGACGGATCCGTTTCCACGGTCTGCTTTTGAATTATTCAGGATCGAGATGTCAATGTGCATTTTGCTTTGCCCTCCACCGCCTTTTGAATTGAGGCCCAAATTGCGTCGGATTAGTTGGTCTAGTTCAGAAAGTTCCCGAACAGTCTTCGGGCCTTTGAGATTGTGGATGGAGTCCCGCAGGATTTTAATTCCGGCGGCGGCGATGTAGTGCTGGTACTTATCCGCTGGCGAAGATTGTGCTTCAGCGATGTCCATTAGCGCGGAGTCTTCTGCGAGACGGGCGTCGTGCTTGGCAAGGCGAATCGCGTCGTCGGTATAATTTTCCAGATTCTCCTCAAGATCGATTGCCAGCTGGTCGTTGTAGATGTCGGCAACTGGTTTCTTTTTGGGTTTCGGTACGTGACCCCCAATCCTTCTGGCTGGCTTGCCCGCTTTCTTTAGCCAACGCCGGACCGTTCCGACGTGGACGTTGAGTTCTTTCGCGATAGTCTTTATTTTATATTCTTTGTCGTACATCTCCAAGGCCCTTTGAAGGACTGGATTCTGAGCGTCTGGGTCGTCGGTCATTGGTTGTTGACGGAATGTTTATAGTAAGTAAGATAACCGCACAAGAAAAAAATGAGCGTTACAACAGAAAAACACAAGAAATTACTGGAGCCACGGATTGATGCGACGACAAAGAAGATGGATGTTGGTGGTCTTTTGATCCCCCCAACCAATCTGTTGACGGCTCTTTTGTATGGATTTGCGAATCACACCAGCCCGAAAGCAAAGGAGTTTTACTTCTGGAGATGCTGTGACGAAATATGGAATAATCCCGAAATGCCAGAGCCATTGATGGTTCGACATCCGTGGGCGGAAGAGATGATCCGTGCAGCGATTCGCAATAAATATCTGGCAATTGGGGGGTCTGCGAGTTCCGGAAAGTCCCACACTATGGCGGCGTGGGGCATCATCAACTGGCTCTCAGAGCCGCAGGACACGCTGGTCATGATGACCAGTACCACTCTCCGTGAAGCCCGACGCCGTATCTGGGGCTCCGTAATCTCGTTGCTGACCGTGATCGAGGAAGCACCGTGCAAGATACGGGATTCAATTGGTAGCGTAGCCTACGTTAACGAAAATGGGAATTTGATCGAACGGGCTGGTCTGATGCTGATCGCCGCCGAAAAGAGCAAGACTCGCGAAGCCGTCGGTAAATTCATTGGTATCAAGCAGAAGCGGGTAATCGTCATTGCGGACGAGCTTTCCGAAATTTCGGAGGCTATTCTCCATGCTGGTCTGACTAACTTGTCGAAGAACCCCTTCCTCCAGATGATCGGTATGTCCAACCCAAATAGCCGATTCGACGCATTTGGGGTGTGGTCAGAGCCGAAAAAGGGCTGGGAGTCGGTAGACACGAACACCGCAGACAATTGGGAAACCAAATGGAACGGCTACTATCTGCGGCTCGACGGCGAGCGGAGTCCCAACATTCTGGCTGGCGAGACCCTCTATCCGTGGCTCCCGACGGAGGAAAAGCTGGCGGAGGATAGGGCATTGCTCGGACAGGAGTCTCGCGGCTACATGCGAATGATCCGTGCTGTGTTCTTTGACAGCGACGAAACCCAAGGAATCTACAGCGAAGCCGAAATTGCGTCGAGCAAGTCGATGAGTAAGGTCGAGTGGGCCGCTAAACCAATTATAGTAGCTGGTCTAGATCCAGCCTTCACCAACGGCGGGGACCGAACAATTCTGTACACAGCCAAAGTGGGCTACAATAAGGCTGGTCATTACGTGATGGAGTTTGATGAAGCCATCCACTTGAACGACGACGCCACCAATAAGGCGATACCACGGACGTACCAGATCGTGCGGCAAATCAAAGATCATTGTGTGCGGAGGGGTATTTCGCCAGAGAATGTGGCGGTTGACGCCACTGGCGCTGGCGCTCCGTTCTGCGACGTGTTGGCTGGCGAGTGGTCTTCATCGATCCTTCGTGTCAGTTTTGGCGGCAAGGCATCCAACAAGCGGGTCAGCGCCAACAGCAAGCTGACTGGTGAAGAACTCTACGTGAACCGTGTATCCGAACTCTGGTTCGTGGGAAAGGAACTCATGAGAACCAAACAGGTCTATGGTATCTCTGCCGATCTCGCCCAAGAGATCTGTGCCAGAAACTACGATCTCGTCAAGGGCGGCTCGCTCAAAGTCAAGATCGAGTCCAAGCCGGAGTTCAAGTCGAGATTCGGGCGGTCGCCGGACTTGGCTGACGCTGCCTTTCTAGCGATGGACTGCGCTCGTCAGCAATTAGGACTGATGGCAATGGAGCCACCGAACGACGATATGGCTTCGGGATTCAGGAAACAGGTTACGTTTCAATCGTTGCGGAACGCGCTCTCGAACCACGAAGCGGCCCCAATCGACTAGTTGCACCCCCCACTTCAAAAAGTCTTATATAATGATGGAATTCATTAAGCGGGGCTTAATGAATTCAAATCCTAAAAAAGACTTTTATTAATAGGGTATGGAAAATTATTGACAGCTTCCAAAATTACTCGAATGTTGACTTTTATTTTGGGGTATGGTAGAATTTAACCGAATGGCTACCCCACGATTTAAGAGACTACCATCCGGTCAGATCCAGTATATGGGCGAGAAGTATGCTGGTTTTAATAAACCGAAGAAGGCACCAGCAGGTTCTCCAAAGAAGTTTGTGGTTTTGGGTAAGGAAGGTGATAAGGTTAAAAAAGTTTCG